TAATACATGGAAGAAATAACTGGTCCTTATCATGAAGGATATTAGCATCTTGCATGTATTTTGTAGGAGATACAGCCTTTACACCTGCCTGTAGAGCCTGCCAGAATACAGTTCCTAATCCTGTATTCGTACCTGGACGGGCTATTGCGTCGTAAGATTCCTGTTGCATTCCCATTTTTATATCCCTCCTATACACACAGCTATAAAAATAACTATCCCTATAAATAACACTAGAGCTCCAATAATACATACTCCTACTATACAGTACAAATCCCATTCAGGACTTAACTTCATTAGAACTCCACATCTTGCATATTACTACCAGAACTCTTTTGGAACTTTACATTCTTAGTCTTACTTCTCCCATTATCCATACTTCCCCTCTTTTGCTTATTCCTTCCTGAGTGAGAAGTAGCAGACTTACGAATCTTATTAGCTTTCATAGCTTCTTTTCCATTGGACATATTACTGGACATTTCCTGTTCCACCTTTCTGTAAACCTTGTAAAGCTTGTTGTATTTGAGGAGGTATACTTCCTTGCTGACCGCTACCCTGGAGTTGAGGTTGCATACCTCCCTGTGTTCCACCCTGCATACCTTGAGGCTGCATAGGTTGCATAGGTGGAGCATCTATAATTATATCATCTAACCCCTCTTCTCCTACTGAGTATACAAAGAGAGTTTGTATTAAAGAAGCAAAGTTAACTTGTTTACCTTGACTTTGTAAGAGTTGCATAGTTTGTGGATTAGCTAAGATTTCTAGTAATTTTGTAAGACTATCAGCTACTTGTTGAGTATCTCTAAATTCTAGAGAGCACTGCCATTTAAAGGTATAATTACCACGTAGATCTAGTTTGTTAAATACTTTAGGAAGATTACCAGCTTTACCAGGGATTTTAATAAGTTGAGAAGTAGGAATGTATTCTAGAGTTACATGGTAGATATCTCCTATACCAGGAGTTAGTAGGGATTCTTCTATACATGTAGCAGAGTCTTCTGTATCTGCTAAGGATAAATTTACTAAGTTATTCACTGCAAATCCGGCTCTGGGCATATTACGTCCAGGTTGACCTTCTGCTATAGTTCCTCCATTTCCTCTATCCATTAGACCTAAGTATATTTGAAAGTCTCGTATACCTTCAGGTCCAGTATCATGAACGTCTATAGTTTTAAATGCTTGATTAGGGTCTCCTTCTACATCCCATATCCTTCTAGGTGCATATACGTACTGTTCTGTACGTGTAGCTATATTTCTATCTCTAGCTACAGGAGGTTCTGCTACTACACTTCTATTACTTTCCACTTGACTTAAAGCATTATTAGCTAGAGTTTGTAGAGTTCGTATATCATCCATTTGTGAGGAACTTGTATAGAGTTCTCCAGGTAAAGGTCTTTCATTAGCCCATCTATATAAAGGTGTATTCTCTTCTTCATCTAATCTAACAAGACAAGGTTCTTGAGTGTTATAACATATTACAGTGTAGAACCACTTTCCCCCTAATCTAAAGTATACTTTACTCCCTTGAAAGAAAGCATTACTACGTTTAGTAAAGGAGTCTATAAATTCTTTACTTTCCTTTTTTAAATCTTCTTCTGTTTTACGTGTGTAATTACCTGTACCATGCATGAAATCAGATGGACTACTTAATCCAGCATATGCTAAGCGTTCTATTAAATGATAAGGCCATATAGGTGTAGTAAGTTTATCTGCACTTACATAATCATATAAAGAGTGTTCAGGATCATCTCTATCTACAAAGGAATAGTAAACTTGATAAGGGATAATTATGTCTTGAAATATAATTTGAGCTTCATCTCTTGTTCCTGCGGTATCAGGAAAGATATAAAAAGAGAATGGATCTACATCTTGTTGACAAGGCCATACTTCATCATTTGTTACTTTTATAGAAGTTCCTAATACAGAGAAGTTATATAACTGTAGAGACCTTACTAGTGATCCAATAAGTCTATTCTTTTCTATCTTTTCTGAGTATATGAAGTCTAAGTATGAATCTACGTATTGAGCATTTTCATGACTGTACATATCTCTTGGGAAGGATTGGAAGAATTTACTTCTAGGTAGAAGGAGCTTTTTAATTCTACTATTTCCACGTTCTATAGTTCTACGAGCGTGAGGAATGAAGTAGTGAATAGCTCCATCTGCTAGAGGTAACATGTAGTTATATGTAGGCCAACCTCTCCAGGCTCTGTAATTCTGTAACCATTCATTTTCTATAAACTTACGTCTATTACGTACTCCTTCTAGTGGGCCTAATAGGATGTCTAATATCCACTTCTCATCGTCTTTACTAATAGGCATGTTTCTGTACAGAACCTCCTATAGGGTAGTGTACTTTATGAAAGAAGGAAAGTCAAGATCCTGATTCTAGGATCTAGAGATATCGCCCATCCAGGACCAGGGATACTTAGGATTTCCACTACTTCCATATAACTCTTCATAAAGAGTTCTCTTTTTAGTTTCTGTTTTTACATCTTCTAGGTAAGAGGTAGAGAATAAGAAGTTTTCTATAGAGTATCTATCTCCATCACATATGTCTTCATAATTATGGTCTTCTACAGGTTTATCTCCATGAGTACCGTCCTTCTTCTTAGGATATCTATATCCTCCACTATATGCATCTATAAGCATATAGCAGGTTTTGTCTATCATTCTAGCAGGAAGGTTACATATGCAGAGTTCTTTATGGAGCTTACGTACTCTATTTAAGGACTGTTCAAGACCTATGTTTGTTTTAAATTTACAGTTAATTCCGTATTCTGTTAGTAAGATACTTCTGTCACTTTTAGAATCTTTATTAGTTCTACTTGTATTATTTCCTGATTTATCTATACAGAAGTATATGTTAGTAAAGTGGTTTTCTAATATAGAGAAATCTATATCTGTAGGATCTCCTGATCTTTCTATTAACATTTCCTTTACTTGTGTGTATCTTTCAAAGTCAAAGTATGTAGGGTAGAAGTCTTGTAAGTGTTGAAGGATTCCTAGTTGGTCAGCGTTTCTATAATCTGCTAGTTCGTAAGTAGTTTTATTGTAGAGGTTACTAATCTCTGAAAGAGTTATATAGTGGTCTTTATTATATGCACATTTTTTAATTTGACTAAATGTAACACCTGGATGTTGAAATCCAGGATCTATACCTACAAATAGAGGAAGTTCTATATCAGTTTCAAAAGAAGCTACATGTACTTCTGGATGGAAGGTCTCTATTACACGTATACCGCCATAATAGGGAACAGTTTTACCTTCTAGAATTCTACGTATGTCATCTGGGTTAGAATGTGTAGCGGCAATTTCTAATACATAGCTTGACGGGTTATGATCATTTTGGACAGATGTTGCTTGAATGTGTCTATATGTGATATGCTTTCCAGTAACTGGGTCAGGAGTGTTTGTAAGATTTCGTACTCCTGGCTCTCTCCCGAATAAAGAGTGCAATTCATTGACATTAGGAGGAGGGTTAGTTTCAATAAGAAATCTACGCATATCTTTGTATTGTCCACTAGGAAGTTTAAAGAATGAAGCATGTTGTCCTCGTAGACGTGATTGTAGTCCACCTACTACTCCTTCTCCACGGAAGATTTCTCCAAAGTTATTATTTTCCATTGCATCAGAGACTATTATGAAGTCGTAAGTTGGACCCATATATGCAGACCAGGACTTAGTTTGACCTCTGTATACAATAGATCCATTTGGAAGGTGACATTCATTATAATCACCTTGGTGTTTGAATTTAAAGAGCTTTTCGTAATTTCCTTTAATTATATTCTGTTCACATGCAGCTTTTATAGAGGCTTTAAAGTACTTCCAGAGAGTTTTATTGTTGTCTGTTAAGTCTTTACGAAAGAGTATACCTTCACTTTCAGGGATACTTATTGCTAAAGCTACTCCTAATGCTGCATATAGCATTGTTTTTGAACTACCAACTCCACCTTGAAGGTATATGTAATTCTCATCTCCTGTAAGTATTTGAGTAGCTATTTCTTCTTGATGTGGAAGCATATGACGTGTCTTAAATAATGGACAAGTAGGTTTTATACAGATAGGAAAGAGGTTATGTAGAGTCCACATTATTTATTCCTTTTTCCTAACATAATTACCATATTGATCAAGTATTAGGTTAGTTATATTAACAAAATAAGCAGCCTGTTCTTTATCTATATACTCTTCTTCTTTATAATCTTCAGGAGGTAAAGGATAACTAGGTGGGTTATTTTTAACTTGTTCTACCATTTCTAAGAATTCTTCTTCTGTAAGAGTAGCTACTATACTTATATCTGGATTCTTAATACCTATTGTTATAAAGTTTTCCTTCATACCTCTGTATTTATTGAAGTATACAGACATCTTTATTCTCCTTGTGGGTTTATAAAGGGAATTTCTACTTCTTCTCCTTTAGAATTGTAAAAGACAGGAGAGATAGGATGGTAAAACATCTCTGTAGGAATATTTACCTCTTCTTCTTTCTTAATTTCTATATTTTTATCTAAGATGTATTTAAGAACAGAGATGATTTGGGTACCTGTAAGGGGAATTACTCTATTTTCTACTGTAATAGTCCCTTTAGTAATAGCTTCTTCTAAAAGTTCATGAGAAAGTTGACTAAGATCCATTTTTACCTCTATAATAGTTAGGGATTTGTAAAGTATTCACTTCTAATCTATAACTCTTATAATTTTATTTATTATTTTCTTGTATTTTTCTTAATTCTGGTTTATACTCTCTCTTAGTTTGTTCTTGATAAGAGATTATACTTATAAAATAGAAGGAAGTCAATGGATGTTATAAAGAATTTTGTAGTAGTAAGTAGAGATGTATTTCTGAATGATCTATTAGATACTATTTTACAGAAATATGCCATTCATGATGCTAGAAGTGATTCTTATAAACAAGCTAAGAATAGAAATTACCTAAGAAAAACTGGAAAGAAGAGAGGAAAGTATGAATATAAAGGAAGTGAGTGGTCTAAGTAAGGAAGAAATAGAGTTTCTAGAGAACTCTCCTGTGTGTTTGAATTGTAATCATAGAGAGGGGTTGCATAATAATGATTATGAGTTTGGGGTACTGTGTAATGTGTGTGAATGTGATGAAGTTATAAAGGAAGGAGATTATTCTGAGTGGAGTATAGAAAGAAGTAAGTGGAGGGTAGAAGCAAAGAAGTGGAATGAGATTTATAATGAAATAAGTAAACCTTTAGAGGATAGACTGTATAAGGTAATGGAGACTGTAAGCTTAGATCAGTTTTGTAAAGAGAGGGAATTACCAGAAGAAGTAGATGGTAAGGTATTAAGAGTTGTAAAGAAAAATAGATTTAAATTACCTGAGTAATAGAAATGCAGAGGTATCCTGTATTAGGAATGAAGAAGGTTTTATATGAGTTTGAGAGGTTGATATTCTGGTCTCATCTTTATAGTTATTGGATAACTTTAAAGGATAAGGAGAAGGTTTATATAAAAAGGAAGTTAACTTTAATTATACAAAAGTATATTCTTAAAGATTTATGGGTTGCTATTGCTAAGGATATATTACAAAAGGAGAGTATTAAAGTAGACTCTCATGTTTATGTATATTTGAATAAGTATGTATTTCATGGAAATACTAGAAAGTTCTTAGTGTTTCTACAGGATGTGTTAGATAATGAAAGATGAAGAGATTTTAAAGTTATATGGAAAAATTTATAAGTATTTATCTTATATAGGATGGACTAAGCCGGAGATAGATGATCTACAGTCGTATATGGTTTTAGAGATGTTAGGAAGACCTGTAGGAGATGGAATCTCATTTAGGATTTCATATCTTAAAGGACTTAAAAACCTTTATCCCAGAACACAAGATAGTAATAGAGTAGATGATATTGCATATAAGGAGAATTATGATAGTAAGATAGAAGTAGAAAAGATTTTAAAAAGGATCCCCAGTAAAGACAGGCTGTGTGTGTTGAAGTTTATGTATGATAGAGATAAGAGTAGTAATAAAGAGTTGGAAAATAGAAGAAGAAGAATATTTACAGAGATAAGAGAAAGGGAAGAAGATGTTTTATAAAAGCTTTTATAAGATGGTTTTAGTAGGCCTTTTGTTAAGTTCTATATCTCTACATTTACCTATTGATCCTAGGACTGAATCAGGGGGAGAAGATGGAGGAGGAGATTATTTTATTAGTATATGTAAGAGTATAAGTGTTACAGAAAGGTATCCTGATCCTACAGGAGATAATGGAGGTCAAGGAGATTCTCAAGGAGATCAGAGTGGAGATGGATGTACAGAAGGAGATGGAGCAGAGTTTTAACTCTTAGAGGTCAGTAAAGTATAGAAGGATAGAATATGTCAGAAGATACTAGATATAAGCATACTTTATTTAAGTGTGATAGGTATGCATGTAATTTTATATGTTATACCTTAAATCAACTACAGGAGCATATGTTAGATAAGCATTCTAGTACATTTATACCTAAGTATACTGTTAATGGTTTCCATAAGGAGATGAAGAATGACTCCACTAGAGATATGTAAGAAGAATTATCATAAGTTGTATACCTATACAGGAGTTACTTGTAGTGTAGTAAGGTTATGTGAGAAGCATAATTTAGAGATAGCTCAAGAGTTAAATGAGCATGAGAAGGAGCCTAGGTTATTTATAAAAAGAGTTACTACGTTATTTGGTAAACCTGTAGTGGAAGAGAGTAGAAACGGAAAGACTTTATGTTTAGTGTGTGAGGTTGTATAAAGTAAATGAGTCTAGATAAAAGAGTGGTAGTGTTTAAGAATAAGAGTTTAAATAATAGTCTATCAAAACAAAAGTATTTAGAAGAACATAGAACAGATAGAAAGGAGTATTTAAGAATTACATGTAGAGGAGTGGGATTAGAGACACATCCTAGAAATGTATGGGATTTGTTTATTAATGTGAGTGTGCTTATGTATAGGATGTTTCAACTTACGTAACGTTACTTAATAGAGGTAATAGATATGAAGATATCAGAACTTGTTACTACATTAAATAGGTTTAAAGTATTGGAAGGAGATATAGATGTACTTATAGATGGAGAGATGGAGTTTACTGTAAGTATTACTACAGATGATGAGACAGGAAAGAGAGTTGTATATGTTGAGCAGGTAGAAGAGTAATGTATAGAAACAGGAGTGTATAACATGCAGATATCTGACCTTATGAAGAGATTAGAGGAGTTACGTAGAGCAGAAGGAGATGTAAGAGTTGTAACTAATGATGATGAGGATGTAGAAGGAGTAGACGTAGATACTTATCCAAATGGAGAGAGAGTTGTAGTTATTTTGTAGTATGTTTAAAGATAATGAGGAAAGATCTATATGTTAGGTAGGAGTAAGATATAGATCTTTCCCTGGGAGGAGCACACCCTGTATGGCAACTCTTACATCTTAACTTATGTAGAAAGAGATGTCAATGGACCTTTTTAATTTAGATGACCTTGCGTTTATACAATACGCATTACACTGTCAAGCTTTTAAAGCTAAACTAACTCCAGTAGAAATAGAGAGATTAGTTAAATTACAGAATAAAGTAGATAAGATCATGGATCAGACGTATAAGGATGTACAAATGAGACTAAATAGATATGGATGAAGT